TTATGCCTGAGGCGTCAGAGTCAACCAGACCATGCCCAAAGCTTTCAGCGCATCGGTGGAACACTGGAAGTCAGCATTCCCCCCACTGACCTGAACCTGATTACCCGGCAAACGTGCAATATCATAGACGTCGATATTGCCATCGATATCAATCAGCCAACGACCATTGGCAATGTGCGTCACGGCCAAATCCACCAGCCAGGATAACCGACCGCCGTCAACATAGGCCGGTTGCGCTACCCCTGCCGGGATCAGCGAACTGTCCGCCAACCATTCTCCCGCATCTTTCAACTGCCCGGCGACGAGCCGGTATTTCGGCAGCGCCCGCCCGCCAGTCGGTACCGCCACCGCCGTGCCGCCACTGCCCATTTCCCCCTGCCCGGTTGCCAGCCACAACAGAGAAACGCCGGTATCCAGAGCGCAAGTCACCACGATATCTCCCGGGAAATAGTTACGACGAACCCAGGTGCTCATGGTGCCCGACGAAATACCCAGTAAATCTCCCAATTCTTTCTGCAGACTGAAGCCATAGGCATCGAGAATGCGGCGCAGCACACCTTTACCGCCAGAGGCCAGAACCCGATCGTAGAGCGCTTTTCCCTGCGCGGTTTGAATCGGTTTACGTTCACTTTTTGTTTTTGCAAGCTCTCCGGTCATAAGCCAGGCCAAATCAGCGCCCGTAGCCAGCGCGCAGCTGATGATCACATAGCCGGGCACGCTGCCACGTTGCTGCCAACTGCTGATGTTGTTAGGGGCTATCCCCAGGATTTCACTCAGCTCTTTCTGCGTGCCAACACCATAAGATGAAAGGATCCTTTCAATCACTGCGCCTACTGAGGCGTTATCGTTCACAGTCTCTTCACGCATATCATCACCGATTAAAATCAAAATTTGCATTTACAAGTCGCATTTTGCGATCTAAAGTGCCACATAAATGTTTCACAAACGGCTTAAATGTCACTTTAGTTAAGATGATGCGACATGATTGATGAAAATGCAAACATCGTGGTAGTCCAATAGCAAGTTATGCTGCCATTGGTTAACGGTAAGCAGGCACGTTGCTCACACAGTGAGGGTGATTCTAACCGAGATCTGCCTCGCTTTTGCAAGCCCATATATCACTTAGCATCTAAGGAGGTTGCCATGCTGTTGGCGAATGAAGAGCAACGGGCTATCGGCCTACGGCGTATCGCTGAAATCCGCCGCACGCTATTCGTTCAATATAAAAATCAGGCCGAGGAGATCTACAACACGGCACCGCTGCATCTACGTCACACGCTCTGCTTTCATGCAGGCCTGACCGAGCGTCACGTGATGTTGCAGTTCCACGAGATGAGCTATCCCCAGCGACAGAAAATCGTCGCTGCACTCAATGCATTCATTGAACTGGGCAAATCACTGCCGCGCTATATCAGCGAAGAGGATTGCCTGCTGAATCAGAAAAAATAGCCGTTCTGCAACCTCTGGCGTGTAACCCGCCGGATGTCGTTCGGCCAAAATTTACCCTATCTGGAGAACACACCATGGCTGATACCATAGATATGGCGCAAGAACGCCAGGCCTTGATGCTCGAAAAGCAGATCGCGCACGCCAGGCCCGTAGTCACCCAAGCCTCAGCGCAGTTTTGCGTAGACTGTGACGGGGAGATCCCTGAGGTACGACGCCGCGCGATTCCCGGCGTAAGCCGCTGTATAGCCTGCCAGGAGATCGCAGAGGCTCAGCAACGTCACTTTATCCGACGTTAATACGATGCCGACTCCCCCCGACCTTATTGGCCCCCCGCCTTCGCCCTTGTTTGAAGGTGCCTATCCCTGGAATGCTCCGCGGCCAGCCATTGGCCGCGAACCCACGCTTAACCGCGATCGGCTACGCCAGTGGCAGGCCTCGCTGCGCCGCATCAATACCCTGCCTTATTATTTGCGCATAAAGTTTACCGAGCGCCACCAACTTCTGTTGCGTCAGCAAGGCGCGCAGGCTGCCTGGCACTATCTGGTGCGGGTTTTCGACCGCCGCATATGGCCACGGATCCAACAAGTGAACAATAAATTTGGCCAAAATCACCAAGCCTCAATGCACTTTGGCAATGAGGCCGACAGCTATAGCGCTTTGCCAACGCTGGGCGACAAGGCGCTGGAACAATTGGCCAAACGGATCGCCGGTCAGTTACTGGCACTTTATCAAAGCGAGTGCGACAGCCTACTGACCAAGCATGCAGGAGACTCCTCTGTCCTGCTGCGGGACGAAATTCAATCAAAACTGTATGGCCAGATTGCAAGCATGGCACGCGCTTTTAATATTCAGCCCATGCATTGGCACTGTTATCGCAAAGGGTTGCTGGACAGCCACCGCGCGGTAGCGGCACTCTCCAGACTGACCAGCGATCGTTGGTGGCTACGGCGCCTGAAGATGCAACGTATGCAGTGGCGCGAAGCGCTGCTGATCGCCATTGGCAACGTCAGCCGCAACACTTCCCCCTATGCCAGCCGTCAGGCTATTCGTGACGTGAAGGCGCGCCGTCAATCAAATCAGGATTATCTTCGCCGCTGCGATTTGGAAAATACCGTTACCGGGGAGCGTGTCGATCTGATGGAGAAAGTGCTGAGCAGCATCGCCAACCCGGCTATCCGCCGTATGGAGCTGATGAATACCCTCGCAGGCATTGAAACCTACGCCGCGCGCAGCACCCATATCGGGCTGTTTGTCACCCTGACGACTCCCGCACGTTTTCATCCCACTCGAACCCTTGGCGGCCACGGCAAGGCACGCTTCAATCACCGTTGGGATCCTGAAGACTTCACCCCAAAAGACGGCCAACGCTACCTGGTGAAGCAATGGAGCAAAATGCGCACCGCATTTAAGGATCGTCAACTCCAGGTCTACGGTATCCGGGTGGTGGAACCACACCACGACGGTACGCCGCATTGGCACCTGATGCTGTTTACTCCCCAAACTCACCGTCAACCGGTGATCGATATTCTGCTCCGTTATGCACTGCAGCAGGATGCCGGGGAACCCGGAGCGCAAGAGAATCGTCTCCAGTATAAGCACCTGAATCGAGGGGGTGCGACAGCTTATATGGCCAAATACATTGCCAAGAATCTCGATGGCTATGCGCTGGAGGAAGAACTCGATCATGAGACCGGTACCCCGCTGAGTGAAACCGCCAATGCCGTCAGCGCCTGGGCCAGCACCTGGCGTATTCCGCAGTTTCATCCTTTTGGTTTACCCAGCATGGGCGCATACCGCGAGTGTCGTCGCATTCGTGGGCAAAGCCTGACGCAGCAGTTCGATGAGCGAACCGAAGCCGTACGCGCCGCCGCCGATACTGGCGACTTTTCCGGTTATATCGATGCCCAGGGCGGTGCCAACGTGCCTCGCAGCCGGCAATGGGTACGTGTAGCACGTGATGACGCGCCCACACTGAACAGTTATGACGAACGAGTGCAAAAAGTGGTCGGTATTTATGCTCCTCATCTGGGTTCCGAACGGGTATACCGGACAAGGACGCTGCAATGGCGCATCGTTGCCAAAAGCAGCGAATCTGCGACACCTTGGAGTTCTGTCAATAACTGTGGATCCGCTCTCTTCAACGGCCCGAAATTGGCGCCCTCCGCACGTCTGACTCCAGCACAACAGCAGTATTGCCTGACGATTGCCCGCGATCTTCGACAGACAGGTATCGATCCTCAGCGCTGGCAGCTGGAAGTATTAGCAAGAGGAGGGAAAATCAGCTTTGACGGTCAACTTGTACAATTTCCGCTAATCAATGACTGGGCCAATTTTTACTGCACAAATGATAAATCCAATCATTGACGCCTTTAGCGTTTTGCTTAATACTGTATAAATAAACAGTATACTTAAGAGAGGGCAAGAACAGTGGAAATTATGGATAAACAACAGCTAACACTGTCCCGCATCCAGTTCATCGCCGATGTTTCGCAGGCTGCACAGTGCAACGCCTCCGAATTTCTGATCGCCATGTCGCTGATTTCGGATCTGGCCGGCCAGGTGCTGCCAAACAATGATTATCAAGAAATATTTTACCCGGCCGACGGACAAGACTCTCGTTAAACCAGCCCCTGCTTACGCTAAACCCCCCTTTTCCAACACCCGCCGCTGGCGGGTGTTTTCGTTTCTGCGTCCGGTATTTTCTGCCCTCGGTTGTGCCAGCCCATCCACAACCCCATCGCGTTGCCGACGCCTGCCTGCTACGGGAAACTGGCGCATATCCAGGGCCTTCGCGCCTACCGCATTTTCCCCCACGCAGGAGCGTAATGATGAAAATTTATGCACAACAAGGCGACACCATCGACGCGATTTGCTGGCGCTATTACGGCAGCACTCAGCGTCTGGTGGAGCAGGTCTATCTCGCTAATCGCGATCTGGCCGACGTAGGCCCGCTACTCCCCCACGGTCATCCGGTCGAACTGCCGGATCTGCCGGCGGCCGCTCAACGAGAAACCGTCAAACTGTGGGACTAAGCGATGGAAAAACTCACCTCAACGCTTGCCTACCTCACGGCGGCCTGCCTGGCCTGGATGGGGCGACATTCCACACAGGACATTGCCCTCCTGGTCGGCGCTGCGGTCGGCGTCGGTACTTTCGCGGTCAATTGGTACTACCGGCGTAAAAGTTACCAGCTGTTGAAATCGTTAAAAAAAAACGGTTTGAAACGCGGAGTCTACGATGAGCTCACTCGCTAAACGCTGCAGCGTGGCGGCTATTCTGGCCCTCGCCACCCTGCTGCCGCAGTTCAATACCCTACACACCTCTGAGCAGGGATTGCGGCTGATTGCCGATTTCGAAGGCTGCCGGCTCGCCCCCTATCAGTGCAGTGCCGGGGTCTGGACCAACGGCATCGGCCATACCGCTGGTGTGAAAGCCGGCTCCGTCATCAACGAACGTCAGGCAGCGGCCAATCTTATCGAGGATGTCCGCACCGTCGAACAAGGGATAGCCCGTTGCATGACGGTAGATATGCCTCAGCCGGTTTACGACGCAGTCAGCGCCTTTGCCTTCAACGTTGGCGTCAGCGCTGCCTGCAATTCCACATTGGCCACCTTTATCAAACGCCAACAATGGCAGGCAGCTTGCGACCAGCTACCGCGCTGGATCTATGTCAAGGGCGTTAAAAGCCAGGGGCTGGAACGCCGTCGCACTGCCGAACGTGCGCTGTGCCTGCAAGGTGTCCAGCGCTGATCGCAGCTGCTTAGACTCAACCATTCAAGGAGAGACATCATGTTAAAACCCGAGCAGTTGCGTGCTGCACTGACCACCGCTCTGCCAGACCTGCAGACGCACCCCGATAAGTTACGCATCAGCCTGGATAACGGCCGCGTAGTCTCGACATTAGGCACTTCGCTGTCATTCGAATACCAATACCAGCTCAATCTGACACTGAGCGACCAGGCAGCCGAAGAAGATCTGGTGATGGTCACTGTCCTGGCCTGGTTGCGCAGCCACCAGCCCGACATTCTCGCCAACCAGGATAAACGTAAAAACGGTTTTGCCTTTAAACGCGACGTCAGCGCCGCCGGCCAGCTAGATCTTCAACTGCAATTGACCGAACGCATCCAGGTGGAACAGCGCGAGGGTGCACTGCATATCACCCCCCTGGCCGAGCCGCCGGAGCCGGAGAACGTCATTCGCTTCACCCGCGTTTTCCTGCACGGCGAGCTGATCAGCCAATTTCAGCAGCCATAAACTGACCCAAGGGACGGCTTCTGTTGTGCTGGCGTCAGCTAAACGCCGCCGCGTTGTCGCCCCCCTTATACGGCGGCATTCTTAACAGATGAACACAGACAACTTCGATATTCAGCGCCTGGTGCGCAACCTGATACGCATCGGCACCATCAGCGAGCTCGATCTCGAACGCGGGCGCTGTCGCGTTGCCACCGGTGGCAACCTCACCGACTGGCTTAACTGGCTAACCGGCCGAGCCGGTGACGCCCGCTGCTGGTGGGCACCCAGCGTAGGTGAACAGGTGCTGGTGCTGTCGCTGGGAGGCGAGCTTGACACCGCCTTCGTGCTCCCCGGCATTTTTTCCGATGCCCATCCCGCGCCGTCAACCTCGGCTCAGGCGGCACACATCACCTTCCCTGACGGCGCGGTGATCGAATACGAACCGGCAGAGGGGGCACTGAAAGTCACGGGTATCAAAAGCGCCACCATTGAAGCCACAGAGCAGGTAAGCGTCACTGCACCGGCCATCACCTGTCGTGCAACGAGCAAGATCACGCTGGATGCCCCCGAAGTGGAATGCACCCAGCTATTAACCACCGGCACCATCGCCATCCGGCAGGGCGGCTCGATGACCGGCGATCTCAACCACTCCGGCGGCAGCATCAGTTCTAACGGCGTGGTGGTACATACCCACATCCACGGCGGCGTGCAAAACGGCGGAGGCCAAACGGATAAACCAGCATGAATAACGCGAAATATCTCGGCATGAACCGCGGCTCCGGTCGCACGATCACCGATCTTGACCATATCCGCCAGTCGGTGAGCGACATTTTAATCACCCCGATCGGCTCACGCATCATGCGCCGCAATTACGGTTCGCTGCTGTCCGAGCTGCTGGATCAGCCGCAAAACGACGTACTGCGGCTGCAGATTATGGCCGCTTGCTACAGCGCACTGCTGCAGTGGGAACCACGCATTCAACTTAGTGGCATCACCTTTAACACTACCATCGACGGAAAAATGGTGGTCGACATTACCGGCAACCGTACCGATACGCCGGATACCTTTTCTCTTTCTGTTTCTGTGAGCTGACACCATGGCAACCATTGACCTGAGCTTATTACCCGCCCCCACGGTGGTAGACCCCCTCGACTACGAGTCGCTGCTGGCCGATCGCAAAGCCACGCTGATTTCCCTTTACCCGGAAGAACAGCGTGAAGCCATTGCACGCACGCTGACGCTGGAGTCGGAACCGATCGTCAAACTGCTGCAGGAAAACGCTTACCGCGAGCTGATCCTGCGCCAGCGCATCAATGAGGCCGCCCAGGCGGTGATGCTCGGCTATGCCGGCGGCAGCGATCTCGATCAGCTTGGCGGTAACTTCCAGGTTGAACGCCTGGTGGTTCAGCAACCTGACACGACGGTCATTCCACCGGTAGCGGCAATTATGGAGTCCGACAGCGATTTCCGCGTACGCATCCAGCAGGCATTCGAAGGACTGAGCGTTGCCGGCTCCAGCGGCTCCTACGAATACCACGGCCGCTCCGCCGATGGTCGGGTAGCCGACGTTTCTGCCACCAGTCCCAGCCCGGCTAACGTACTGATCTCCGTACTATCCCGTGAGGGTGATGGCACCGCCAGCGCCGAGTTAGTGGCGATTGTCGATAAGGCGTTGAACGATGAAGACGTGCGCCCGGTGGCGGATCGGGTCATCGTTCGTTCCGCTACTATCGTCAATTACAGTATCGATGCGCTGCTCTATCTTTACCCGGGTCCGGAAGCCGAGCCAATCCGTCGTGCTGCCGAAGCCAAGCTGAAAAGCTACATCAGCGCACAACACCGCCTGGGCCGCGATATCCGTTTGTCGGCAATTTATGCCGCTCTGCATGCCGAAGGGGTACAGCGGGTGGAACTGAAAAGCCCACAGGCCGATATCGTGCTGGATAAAACCCAGGCGTCGTACTGCGCCAGTTATCTTCTGACCGTAGGAGGCTCCGATGAGTAACCGTCTGTTGCCGGTCGGCTCTTCGCCTCTGGAGGTCGCGGCAGCGGCCGCCTGCGCCGAGCTGGCTGCGATGCCAGTACCACTGCGCGAGTTGTGGAACCCCGCTACCTGCCCGGTCAACCTGCTGCCGTATCTGGCATGGGCGTTTTCAGTCGATCACTGGGATGAGGGCTGGACGGAAGAAACCAAACGCAGCGTCGTCTCCTCTGCCTTCTTCGTACACCGCCATAAAGGCACTATCGGCGCCATCCGCCGCGTGGTGGAGCCGTTGGGTTATCTGATCAAACTGCGTGAATGGTGGGAAACCAACGCGGAACCCGGCACCTTTTCACTGGATATCGGCGTGCTGGAAAATGGCATCACCGAAGAAATGTACCTGGAAATGGAACGGATGATCGCCGACGCCAAGCCGGTCAGCCGCCACCTTGTCGGTCTTGCGATTAACCTGTCCAGCATTGGCACTGACTATGTGGGGGCAGGCAGTTACAGCGGCGATGCTTTGACCGTTTATCCCTATTTACCCGAAACCATATCTGTCGGCGGCACCGGTTATAGCTGTGCGGCAATTCATCTTATCGATAACCTGAGAGTAAACACATGACAGCAAAATTCTTTGCCATTCTGACTAATCAGGGTGCGGCAGCACTGGCAAATGCGACCGCACTCGGCACCCGAGTTGACCTGACTCATATCGCCGTCGGGGACGGCGGCGGCGTCTTGCCGACGCCTGACCCGGCTCAAACGGCCCTTAAGGGGGAAAAGCGTCGCGCGGCCATCAATATGCTGATCATTGACCCCGGCAACGACAGTCAGATTACCGCCGAGCAAATCATCCCGGAAAATGAGGGCGGTTGGTGGATCCGAGAGATTGGTCTGTTTTCTGCTGACGGCACGCTGATTGCGGTCGCTAACTGCCCGGAAACCTACAAACCGCAGTTGCAGGAAGGCAGCGGCCGCACGCAAACCATTCGCATGGTGCTGATTGTCTCCAGCACGGAGGCCGTAACGCTCAAAATTGACCCGGCGACGGTGCTTGCCACGCGGGACTATGTTGACGGTGAACTGAAGAAACATGCCGGGTCGCGTAATCACCCTGATGCCACCCTGACGGCACAAGGCTTTGTTCAACTCAGCAGTGCCACCAACAGCACCAGCGAAACGCAGGCCGCGACCCCGAAGGCGGTGAAAGCTGTCAATGATGCCGCGTTAAAAATCGACAAGAATCTCTCAGACCTGACCAACAAGTCCGCCGCACGCGGCAACCTCGCGCTAGGGGCTGCCGCTACGCGTAATGTGGGTACCGACAGCAGTAATCTGATGGAGGTTGGCGCATTTGGCCTTGGGGGCAGTGGCCTTAGGTTGACTGGCGACGCCGTTAGCTCACCGGTCAAATTAATGCAGTATCTGAAAACAATCGGCAGCCAGGTGTTCCGGGTGGGAGGTGGCTATGCGGGTATTGGCTCCGATGTACCCGCAATTTATCTAAAATCGGGGGATGTGCACGCGGTAATCTCTGTTGATTATATTAACGGTATCGTCAAAACACTGGCCTGTAATGATGAGCGTTTGGCAAAAGGTAACGTAGCAACGAACACGCTCTATGGCACCGCTAACCCACCGAACGCGGCGGACATTAATGCACTGGACAGGACAGACTGCCCTGTCGGCATTCCTCAGCCATGGCCCACTGCCACCCCACCGGCTGGCTGGTTAAAATGCAATGGGGCCAATTTTGACAAGGATAAATACCCTTTGCTGGCTGTTGCTTACCCCTCCGGCAAGCTGCCTGACCTGCGCGGTGAGTTTATTCGCGGGGCTGATGATGGCCGTGGTGTAGACAGCAGTCGCGCCGTGCTGTCCGCTCAAGCTGACGCCGTGCAGAAATTTACCGGTAAAACCAATGGCATTCAGCACTTTATCCCCGGATTGTCAACCGAGGGGATTATCGCACAGGGGCAGGCCGTTGCCAGCACAAGTGGCCTGACTGAAACATCAGGCGGCACCGGAAATGGCGTGTTTAGGGTTGAAATTGATGCATCGCGACAAATCCGCACAGCAGCAGAAACCCGCCCACGCAACATCGCATTTAACTACATCGTGAGAGCCGCATAATGAGCAAACACAGCACAGATTTACCCACTGCAACCCTGAATGATGCCGGTCTGGCCGTGACGGCCGGTTGGCTGACGGTTTATAGCATTGAGCCGGTACAGCGTGAGTATCAGCAAGCCGCATTAGAGTATCTGCCGGAAGGTGTTGGTCTGCCTGCATTGAGTTTCGTGGATAAGCCGACATTGCCTAAAACTGGACTGGCGCTGGTACGTAACGCTGACGGAACCGCGTGGGAGACACTATCTGATTACCGTGGGCAGACAGCTTACAGCACGGTTACCGGGGAACCGCAGACCGTGGCTGTCATCGGTGATTTACCGCAAGATGTGACGCTGCAAGTGCCATCAACGCCATTTGATAAGTGGAACGGTAAGAAATGGGTAACGGATGCCCGTGAGCAACAGCAAGCGGCAGTTGATACCGCGCAGCAAGAACTGATGTTACGTCAGCAAAAAGCAGAAAGCGCAATCGCGCCACTGGAGGCGGCCATTAGACTGAATATGGCAACGGAGGCAGAAAAAGCGGCGCTGACGGTATGGGAAACCTACAGCGTACTGTTGAATCGTGTGGATACGACAACCGCTCCTAATGTGGCGTGGCCGCAATCACCGGATGCCTAAAAATAAATATCCTCCGGCATAGCCGGAGGTTTTTCATACACGGCTCTCATAACCTCAACTTCACTAACCGCCCGGTGCGGCCCTGCATGCCAGGTGCTAATAAGATGGGCGCCCCCATTTAACTGGCATACTCCATTTTTTTGAAGCATCCTTGCTCGCCAGATAAATGGCCTTTCGCACTGAGTCGTCTATCTGGAACACTCTCCGCTTTTTGATGGCTACGCGGATCACGCTGTTCAGCGACCCGATGGCATTCGTCGTGTAGATAGCTTTACGGATATCCGCTGGATAGTCGAAGAACATATTGAGATTTTCCAGTGAGCACGCCAACATTTGCTGATTTGCGGGTATTTATCGTCCCTGACGCCCGCAAACTCATCCAGCGCCATCAGCGCCACGGCTTCGGAGCCTGATACACTCTTTTCGGCCCGCTGGTGACGGCTTTAGTCCTTCCATGACACGGATTTAAGGCTGTTGCGCACCATGTAGATGATACACAGCTGGATGTGCGTTTGTGGGTAGACGCTGTTTATCGCATCCGGGAAGCCTTTCAGTCAGTCCACGCAGGCCATCAGGATGTCCTGAAGGACGCGATTTTTCAGCTCTGTCAGCACACTGAGCCAGAACTTCGCACCTTCGTTTTCGGCCAACCACATCCACACATCGAGAGGACAGTTTTGCCATTCTGCAACCTGCCATTTGACCGCATCGGTGACTTTAGATATCAGAGTGGGTGACACATCAGCATCGTACATCTCTTTGAATATAGAAACAATTCCCCGCGTAATCATGCCTTTGGCGTACAGGAATAAAATCTGGCTGTCCATCTGTGTAATACGTATCTGATTTTTCTTTATGAGCTGCGGTTCGAAGGTGTTTTCACGACCACATGGCGTATTCAGCTCTATTTCACCGTCATCGCACAGCAGCGTTTTGCTGAATAGCCGTTGCGGGTATTCGAGCCTGCTTTAGGGGCATTTTTCTCGTGCCCGAGGGGGGCAGTCAGCCCTGCATTGAGCGCTGTTTCGACGGTTAACTTCGTCAGCATACGGGAAAACGCATTGAGGTTGGCTTCGGTTTTAAGGCCTTTAGCCAGTTCAGCCGCAAGGGCCTTAAGTTTCTTCTCGTCCATAATTTGCCTGTCTCCGTTACTGGAGTGAACATATCAAAACAGGTAATTACACAATTTTAATCACAGTCTTCAGGACCTGGCCCCCCTATCCCGATATCTTGATTTTCCTGCTGTTGTACCAGTTCTCATACATACCCAATGAGATGCGCAGCCCCATCGCGAAGGGCATTCTGTTATTACCAACCACAAACGGAGTAATGCTATGGGTGATTATCACCACGGCGTGCGTGTCCTCGAAATCAATGAAGGCACCCGCGTAATTTCCACCGTCTCGACGGCAATTATTGGCATGGTTTGTACTGCAGAAGATGCCGATGCAAGCCTGTTCCCTCTCAACACTCCGGTGTTGATCACTGACGTTCTGGCTGCCAGCGGCAAGGCCGGCAAAAATGGCACCCTGGCACGCTCGCTGCTGGCGATTGCCGAGCAGGCCAAACCGGTCACCGTCGTGGTACGCGTGGCGGAAGGCAAAGACGAGGCCGAAACCACTTCCAATATCATTGGCGGCGCTGATGAGAACGGTAAATATACCGGCATGAAAGCCTTGCTGGCAGCACAGGCCGAGCTGGGCGTGAAGCCCCGTATTCTGGGTGTACCAGGCCACGACAATCTGGAAGTCGCTACCGCACTGGCCAGCATCTGCCAGCAACTGCGCGCCTTCGGTTACATCAGCGCTTACGGCTGCAAAACCGTTTCCGACGCCATCAAGTACCGCGCAGGCTTCAGCCAACGCGAACTGATGCTGATCTGGCCGGACTTTGTTAACTGGAATACCACCACCAACAGCAGCGATATCGCTTTCGCCACCGCTCGGGCACTCGGTCTGCGCGCCAAAATTGACCAGGAAACTGGTTGGCATAAGACTCTGTCCAACGTCGGCGTCAACGGCGTCAGCGGTATTTCGGCCAGCGTATTTTGGGATCTGCAAACCGTCGGCACCGACGCTGACCTGCTAAACCAAGGCTGTGTGACCACCCTGATCCGCAAAGACGGCTTCAAGTTCTGGGGCTCACGCACCTGTTCCGACGATCCGTTATTCCAGTTCGAAAACTACACCCGTACCGCGCAGGTATTGGCTGACACCATGGCAGAAGCGCATCTGTGGGCCGTTGACCGCCCGGTGACGCCAACGCTGATCCGCGACATGATCGACGGCATCAAAGCCAAGTTCCGCGAGCTGAAATCCGCCGGGCTGATCATTGACGGCGACTGCTGGTATGACGAAAGCGCCAACGACAAGGAAACCCTGAAGGCCGGCAAGCTGTTTATCGATTACGACTACACCCCGGTACCGCCGCTGGAAGACTTGACCCTGCGTCAGCGCATTACCGACCGCTACCTGGCGAACTTCGCCGCGTCCGTGAACAGCTAAGGAGACCTGAATCATGGCACTGCCAAAAAAACTGAAATACCTGAACCTGTTTAACGATGGCTTCAACTACATGGGCGTGGTCTCGGCCATGACCCTGCCAAAACTGACCCGCAAACTGGAGAAATTCCGCGGTGGCGGTATGAGCGGTGCTGCGTCTGTGGACTTCGGTCTGGACGACGATGCGCTGGTGGTCGAATGGACCATGGGCGGCATTGATGAGCTGGTGCTGAAGCAATGGGGCCGCGTCGATGCGGTACCCCTGCGCTTCACCGGTTCTTTCCAGCGCGATGACACCGGTGAAGTATCGGCGCTCGAAGTGGTCATGCGCGGTCGCCACAAAGAAATCGACAGCGGCGACTTCAAACAAGGCGAAGACACCGAGACCAAGGTTTCTACCGACTGTACCTACTTCAAGCTGAGCATCGACGGCAAAGAGCTGATCGAGATCGATACCGTCAACATGATCGAAAAAGTCGACGGAGTGGATCTGCTGGCGGCCCACCGCCGCGCTATCGGTCTGTAATTTACCACTTCAATGGCCAGCCTTGGTGCTGGCCCTGTTTCCTCCTGACAATAATTGGATACCCCCATGGAACTGAATGCATCCTCAGAAAACACCGTTGTACTGGAAACCCCGATCAAACGTGGCGACAGCGAGATCCGTGAAGTACAGGTCACCAAACCGAATGCAGGCAGCCTGCGCGGTATCGGTCTGGCAGCGCTGGCCAACGCCGACGTCGACGCCCTGATCACCATCCTACCGCGCGTGACCTATCCAAACCTGACCAAAGAAGAGTGCGCCCGCCTGGAACTGCCGGACCTGATTGCGCTGGCCGGCCAGGTGATCGGTTTTTTGTCACCGAAATCGGCCGAGTAAACATCGACCCCGTTCTGACCGTGGACGATCTGATGGCGGATATCGCAGTGATTTTTCACTGGCCGCCCTCGGAGATGAACGGCATGACGCTGACCGAGCTGATGGACTGGCGCTATAAGGCCCTTCAACGTAGTGGAGTAAATACAGATGAGTAGCAGCGGCAGCAAAAAAACGTTGGCAAACGCAGACACCAGCATCCGCAACCAGCAAAAGCGGCTAAAAACAGAACAAAAAAACCAGGCTCAACTAACCCAATTACTGAAGATAAAAGCGGCGCAGGCCGACGTACTGATTGAGCTTGATGCGATTCAAAATACCCGTATGGCTTTGCCCGCGTTTTTATCTTCCCCCAAAGATATTGAAACGGTACAGCAGGCGAATCTCAATCACGTCGTGCAAAAGGCCCGTGGAGCCATTTTATCGCTCCAGCAAGGCCATCTGGAAAAACAGCTCCAGGGCAAAGGGATTGATACCGCCAATTTAATCGGCGCCCAGCAACGCTCACAAGTAAATTCAGAGACCGCCCAAAACCTTCTTAGCCGCCAACAACGCGCCCGCCAAAAACTGAGTCAGCAAAGACGCACAGAAGTGCTTGGTGATTTTCAAACCCGACAGAACGGAATTGGAAAGATTCACGATGTTGCTTCAAAGGGGTTGGGACTGGCAGGTAGTGCCTTCAACACCGGTAAAGATTTGCTGGCACCGGGTATGAAGTTTGAACAGCAGATGTCCGGTGTGCAGGCGCAGTTGGGATTAAACAACGACGACCGCCGGTTAACAGCCCTGCGCCAACAGGCAACCGGCAGGGTGTCCAAGGGACAGTCCCCGCAGGAGGTCGCTGAAACGCAATCCGCTCTGGCCGCCGCTGGCTACAACCCTCAGGAAGTTTTGGCTGCGGCACCTGCAGCACTGAATCTGGCCAAGGCCAGCGGCAGCAGCATCGAGGAAGCAGTAAAAGCGCTGTCGGGTATCCAGCAGGCGTTTCAGCTGCCGGCCGATCAGGCTGGAAATATCGCCGATATAATGGCCAAAGCCAGCAGCAGCTATCAGTGGAGCCTTGATGAGTTCGATAAAAAAATGCGGACCGCCGCACCGGCAGCCCTCCAGAGTGGGCAGGGCCTGGAGCAAACCGCCGCACAGTTGGCCCCACAAGGGCACAGCCTGGGGAGCGTTGATGGCGCCGCTCAGGCGATGGTCACCGTACGGGGGGATAATCTGGATGGCGATATCAAGAAACTGTTCGCTTCCTGGGACAGCATCCGCATCGACCTGTTCGATGGGCAAAACTCAGCCCTACGGCAGTTGACGCAAACCGCGACCGGCTGGCTAAACACCCTGGGTCAATGGTCAAAAGAAAACCCTGGGTTGGCCAATACCCTGATGACGGTAGCCATTGCCGTAACCGCACTGACTGGCGGCCTGTCAGCCATAGGTACCTTTATCGTGCCGGCGCTGAGCGCCATTAACATGCTGATGGCCGGTGCGGGTCTACTGGGCACCGTATTCACTTCCGTTGGCGGCATGATAGCCGGAGTCTTTGCTGCCCTCAGCCTGCCCATTGTCGCCGTAGTCGCAGCGATCGTCGGAGGGGCCGCCTTAATCTATAAATATTGGGAACCGATTAGCGCCTTTATCGGCGGAGTCGCGGAAAGTTTCAGTACGGCAATGGGTCCTATTAGTGAGGCATTTTCTCCAGTGATTGCAGCCTTTAACAGCCTCATGGACAAGTTAAAACCGGTCTATAACTGGTTTATGCAATTATTGACACCGATAAAAAGCACTCAGGAAGAACTGAACACCGCAGCGGCTTACGGAAAAATGCTGGGCGAATGGCTGGTTTGGGCATTCAGGCTGCCCGGCGATGCGCTTAACCAGTTGATTGGCTTAATCGGCAAGGCACGAGGCATCATTGATTCGGCCATTGGATGGTTTAGCAATGAAAAAAGGGATCCAACCTCGGAAAAATATGACAGCAGCCTTTCCCCCAGCGGGGGCGTGTTGAGTTTGGGCAACGAAAACTATCGTGCCGTTCGCCCTGCCGCGCCCCCTAACCTTTCGGATAACAGCGTACTGACCAATAACATCGCCATCAACGTACCGGAAGGAACTACCCGTGACGAAATGGAACGTGTCGTCCGTTCAGCCATGATGGACATCGAAAATACTCGCCGTAATCAGCACCTCAGCGCTTATGCGCAGGTATAAGGAGCCAGACTAATGATGCTAACTCTGGGACTGTTCGTATTTATGTTACGCACCCTGCCCTACCAAACCATGAACCGTCAGCTGAGCTATCGCTGGCCGACAGGAAGCCGTGTCGGCCAAAGACCAAGTGCTCAATTTTTGGGCGTGGATGGCGAAATGATCACCTTAAGCGGACAACTGATGCCTGAGCTAACCGGTGGGCGGCTATCTTTACTGGCGCTGCAGACCATGGCCGAACAAGGGCGTGCCTGGCCGCTTATTGAAGGCAGCGGCACCATTTACGGTATGTTCGTGATCGAGAAAATCACTCAGGACAGCAAAGAATTTTTCGCCAACGGTCAACCGCGCCAAATTTCCTTCACCATCACATTAAAGCGCGTAGATGAATCGCTGCATGCCATGTTCGGCGATTTGCGCCACCAGGCTGGCGACCTGCTGGCGAAAGCGCAAAAAGCGACGGGAATATCATTATGATCGCCGACGTTTATCAACCTATGGGGGCCAAACCGGCCCCCGACTTTATCCTGACGCTGGCAGATAAGGATATTACCAATGATATCCGTCAGCGGCTGATCTCTTTAAACATGGTAGATAATGGCGGCCTGAGCGCCGATCAATTGACCATTAATCTGGACGACAGCGATGGCCTGATGTCCCTACCCAGTCGGGGGGCCATTCTGGAGTTGTTTCTTGGTTGGAATAACTCAGCACTGGTTGGCCAGGGCAAGTTTATTGTCGATACTATCATCCACTCTGGCGCTCCAGATCTCATATCAATCACAGCCCGTAGCGTTGATTTTCGTGGCTCGTTAAACGAATCCCGCAGCGAGTCTTATTCAGACAAGACCTTTGGCGAAATCGTGCAACAAATTTCAACGCGTAATGGGCTGAACGCCCCCTATTTGAGCGATGAGTTGGCCGCAATAAAGATTGCACATATCGACCAAACCAATGAGACCGATGTTCAATTTCTTTCCCGGCTGGCCTTGGCAAATAGTGCGCGGGTGACTATCAAATACCAGCGCCTGCAGTTTATCAAACCCGGGTTTGGTCGTAGCCCGCGTGGCGAGCCAAACCCTATTAAAACACTGACCCGCAGTGACGGCGACACTCACCGTTTTGAACTGAAAGATCGCGGCGGTTACACCGGTGTCAGTGCCAGTTGGCTGAATACCGAACATCCGGAGCGCGCCAACAGCAGCGTACAAGTAGAACGGGAAATCCCGCAGGCAAACGCCAGTACCTCCCGGCATCCTGCCGCCAAATTCGCTGACAAAACAGCTACCGCCCCACAGCAAACCAGTAGCTATATGGTCGGTAAAGAAAAGCAGGTCTGCCACATTGCAAAAATCTATCGTGATAAAGAAACCGCCATGCGGGCAGCTCAGTCACTGTTTGAGCAATTACAAAGAGGGATTGCAACCTTCAGTATCAGCCTGGCCACCGGACAGCCAGACCTGTTCCCTGAGACCCCTATCCGAGTTTATGGTTTTAAGGAAGCTATCGATCAGCAGCTGTGGGTGGTTAATAAGATCACCCATACCTTAAGCAACAGTGGCTTCTTCAGTAATCTGGAGCTTAACGTCTACATTGAGGGTGTTGAGATCACTACCAAAGAGAATTAATCTCGCTTTCGAAAAGCAAGCCTTGCTTTTGCAAGTCATCGAGCTATTATAAGTCATATAACTTGATGCAGTCGAAAGAGGGATTCAACTATGATGCACTGTCCACTTTGCGGTAGCGTGGCCCATACTCGTTCCAGCCGTTACCTGAGTGAAGCGACCAAAGAGCGCTATCACCAATGCCAGAACATTAACTGCAGCTGCACTTTTGCCACGCATGAGTCCGTCGCGCGAGTGATTGTGAAGCCTGGCGATATTATCCCGGCTCAGCCGCACCCGGAAAAAAACAAGCCGCGCGCCGCCGCGCTGTAA